AAGTCGTTCTGTCCGCAGGATGCCAAGTGCTTGAAGCTGAAACTACCAATACGACTGGTACGTACAGTGTCGGCTACGGTGGTGCGACTACAGCGTATACCAATGCCTTGGCAAATAACGCACTGGGCTATGGTATTACCAACTTGGCAAATCCCACTGTGTTTGCATCCGCAGATACGATTGACGTGTTGTTCAATACCGCTGTCGGTACGAACGGTGTGATCAATGTGTTTGCTTTCGTTGCAAACGTATCGTCTAGCAACGCCGCCTAAACCCCGTGGGGGCTTCGGCCCCTGCTTCTAAAAGGAGAACATCATGGGTGTTTATCGTGGTATTACGCAAGACAATGTGACGCTGAACGGGGGTACGGCTTACAACCTGAACCTCGTCACTCCGTCCATTGGCGGAACTGCACTCGCTGCTACGGCGGCTGAGATCAACGCTGCGGCGGATGTGTCTACACGGCTCGTGTCGGCTACTGCTGCAACTCTGGCTGTGACTGTTGCCGCTCACGACGGCAAGATCATTGTCCTAGACCGTGCTGCTGGGGTGACGGCGACGTTGCCTGCTGCCGTTGGGTCTGGTGCTGTGTTCCGTTTTGCAGTGGGCACTCTTGTAACGAGCAATAGCTACAAGGTTCAGGTTGCTGACGCTACCGATGTCATGTCGGGTTCGTTGTATCTGACTGATCAAGCCGCTGGTACGGGTACTGAGTTCAGTACTACCACTACCAGTGACACGATCACCATGAACGGCAGCACTACCGGTGGTTTGGCCGGGGGTCTTTTCACGTTTGTTGATCTTGCAACGAACTTGTATGCAGTTCAGGGCAGTCTCATCGCAACAGGTGCTGAGGCTACTCCGTTCAGCGCAGCGGTGTAAACTGGCAGGGGGCTTCGGCCCCTTGTTCATTAGGAGATAGAGATGCCCGGAAAGCGTATTCCCGACTTGACCGCCATCACGGGTGCCAACACGGCCAGTGACGACAACCTTGTCATTTTCGACACCAGCGCAAACACGACCAAACGCATCTTGCGTTCTCAATTAGGGCTTGCTGTCGCAGGAGATTTAGGTGGGGCATCTGGTACGTTTACATCTACAGATGGGAAGACGGTTACTGTAGTAGGTGGACTTGTCACCGCAATTACACCGTAAGGAACTGACATGCCAACCAATCTGACCGGCGCGACTATCGCCAGCACCTACGATCAACTGTTGCATGTTGACGATGGCCCAACCGCGACCGAGAAGACGGTCTACAGCGGCACCGGGGTAGCGACTGCAATGAAGGTGGGTACTACGTCGGCTTCGGTCGGCAACGTGCAGTTGATCGGCAACACGATACAAGCTATCACAGGTAGTCTTACGCTTGGTGCCAGTATCACGTTTGGTAGCGCCAGCAACGCACGTACGGCGCTGGGCCTTGGCACGATGGCAACCCAGAACTCTGGGGCTGTCGCCATCACAGGCGGGACGATTTCGGGTGTGACGTTTACCGGCTCGTTCTCCGGCCTCACACTCGTGGAATCCACGACGCTGGCAACCAGCAATGCAGCCGCAGGATGCAACCTCAATGGCACCACGCTGGCCGCTGATGGTACCGACACCAACATCAGCCTGAATATCATGGGCAAAGGAACTGGTTCGGTTCTTATCACCAAGGCTGGGATAATCAGTGGTTCGATAAATGGTACTACCCTCGGGGCGGGTTCGCCTTCGACAGTTGTAGCTACAACTATTAAAGCTGCAACGTCTATAGGATACGAAGGCGGTTCTGGTGGGACAGTCACGCAAGCTACAAGCCGTACCACTGGGGTCACGCTCAACAAAATCACTGGAGAAATCGTCTTGTTTGCCACGACGATTGCGGGGCATGGTGCCGATGAATTCACGCTGACCAACAGCACTATCGAGGCAAACGATGTCCTGATACTGTGTATCAAGTCCGGTTGCGATGCTGGTACGCGGAAGTACTACCAAATCCACGTCGTCGCCGTATCCGCCGGATCATGCGTCATCTCTATCGGGAACCTCGACAACACCACTATTCCGACGACAGGCACAGATGCTCCGGTCGTTCAGTTTGTTGTGTTGAAAGGGGTGATAACGTAATGGCAAAGACACCAGCATGGCAGCGTAAGGAAGGTAAAGCCGAATCTGGCGGCTTGAACGCCAAGGGGCGTGCGTCCTACAACAAGGCCAATCCGGGTAAACCCGGACTGAAGGCTCCGCAGCCTGAAGGCGGGGCACGCAAGGATTCATTTTGCGCAAGGATGACCGGCATGAAAGAGAAGCTCACCTCCGCCAAAACAGCGAACGATCCCAACAGCCGGATCAATAAAAGCCTGCGGGCTTGGAAGTGCTAATATGGAAATCTGGAACAAACCCCGTCCCAAGTCGCTCGGTAAGTCCAAGCCGTTGACACCAGAGCAAAAGTCCAAAGCGAAAGCTGCGGCGAAGAAAGCAGGTAGGGTATACCCTAATCTCGTTGACAACATGAACGTAGCAAAAGGAAAATCCAAATGAGTAAGATGTACATCCGGGTCAAAAAAGACGGTTTCATTTATGACTTCAATCCGATTCTGGCGAAGAACTCGGACTGCGAAGTTGTGCCAGAGGAGATTGCGTACCCTGAGCGGTTCATCCCTCCGGCTGCTGCGCAGCGCGTGGTAGAGACTGTGAAGGCAGTTGGGCGCAAGAAGAAGGACACGCTTGACCTGTCAACTATTGACATCCCGGAAGCCCCAGCATACACTCCTCCGGAATTGGCTGCGGAAGCCGCACGAGGATTGCCTGCATGACACCCACCGAAGTCATCACCGAAGCGCGTGTTCTGATCCAAGACACTAAGGTACCCTATCGCTACAGTGATACGGTGCTATTAGGGTTCGTCAATCAGACAATCCGCCGCATGGTGATGCTTCGGCCAGATTTGTTCACGACAGTCACAGACATCACGACGACTGCGGACATTTGTGAGCAAGCGCTGCCCAGCACTGCTGTCCGGCTCGTCGAGATTTTCCGCGTCAAGAACAGCACGTCGATAGAGGAAGTAGACCGCGATCTGTTCGACAGATCGTACCCTCAGTGGACTACAGACGCTTCTGGTACCCCGACAAAATACATACGCCACCCACGCAACCCGCGTGCGTACTTCCTCTATCCGCGCCCAACAGCGGGTACTGTGCTCGTGGGGGAGTACGTCGTCACCCCGCCTGTTTATGCGCTGGCGGATTCAATCGCGGTGCTCCCGAACGCATATTTCGGGGCACTTATCGACGGCACTGTGTACCTTGCCGAGTCCATTGACAACGAACATGTGAATTCCGGACGTGCCAAGATGTTCTACGATTCGTTTGTGCAGACACTAGGTGTTGATCTTCAGTCGCGGACAGTGACTGATACCGAGAGCGGTGGCGTTACCACCGCGCAGAGGAGTGCCCAGTGACGCCAAACGATATCATCGCGGACGCTCGCAGGATGGCCCAAGACAACGGGCTACTGCGCACGCCGGATACCTATAGCGCCGCGACGCTGTTGAGTTTTGTCAATCAGGCGTTGCGGCAAACGGCGGTATTGCGCCCTGATCTGTTTACGCTGATGACTGACATTTCCACAACGGCCAATGTCGTCGAGCAGTCGATGCCTACGGATTCGATCCGACTGGTGAACATATTCGCCATCAAGGACGGCAGCGCGATTACCGAAGTGTCGCGGGAGGCAATGGATCAGTCGTACCCGCAGTGGCGCTCAGACGCCGCTGGATCGCCGGTCAACTACATGCGGCACGTGCGCAACCCCAACAAGTACTTTCTGTACCCCAAGCCGTTGTCAGGTGTTGTACTAACCGGTGAGTACGCGCAGTCGCCTCCGGTGTACACAGCGGCCCAGACTATTACGCTGTTGCCTGATTCGTTCCAGCCTGCCATTGTCGCTGGCGTACTGATGCTGGTAGCCGGGGTCGAGAATCCTACGACCGACCTCAATCGGTTCAAACAGTTCCAAGAGATGTACGCTCAGACGCTTGGGGCAAACCTTCAGTCGCGTGTCGTGACCGATACGAAATCAAGCGGCCTTGACCAGAAGCAGGTGATCTAATGACTGACCGCACATTTGCTTCGCTCGTACCTAGGGTAAACCCGAGTGTTCCGGGTTGTCCGTACCCCATGCTTGTGCAGTACATCCGGGATTCGGCAATCCGTACGTGCGAACGCACGCTGTACTGGCGGTACCAAGTGCCGTTGTTCAACTTGTTGCCCGGTGTCAGTGAGTACCTCTACAACAAGCCAGTCACTACTGACGTGCATGTGATGTTCGATGCGGTGGTTAACCAGCGCCCGTTGGAACGCCTAACGATGGAGAAAGCCATCGAGTTATACCCACAGTGGGCTGACCTCTACAGCGGGGAAGACCCGGCAGTGGTGTGGAGCCTGACACCCTCAAGCGGCTCGTTCAATGGGTCGCAGTTCGATCAAACGGAGTTCAATGGGGGTAGTACCTATGTCCTGCCTGATGCCATCGTGGCGGACGCTTCTACCCCGCAGTCGATTACGCAGATCAGCCCGGACAAGTACATCATTCTTCCGCTACCTGATGGGCGGACGACCTACCAGTGCCGCATGTTCCTCGCGCTCAAACCCAAGAAGACGGCAGCGGGGATGGACGAAGTGATCTTCGACGAGTTGGAGGAGGTTATCATGCACGGTGCGCTGCAACATCTTCTGGTGTTGCCGAACCAAGCGTGGTCGGATCGTGAGCTTGCTGCGTATCATGCCAAGCAGTACGTCTTCCAGACCGCAGAGCGGCGTGCTCGGGCCAACCTCGGCAATGTACGCGGCACCATGCGCGTACGGATGCAACCTTTCGGAGCTTGATATGGCTGTGCAACTCAAGAACAACGCCACTTCCTTGATCATTGCCGCGCTGTCGAGCACGGCTACGACACTGACGATCACGGCGGGCGACGGGGCCAAGTTCCCTACGCTGGGCACGGGTGACTACTTCCAACTCACCATCACTGATGTCGCGGGGAACTCTGAGATCGTGAAGGTCACGGCCCGAACCGACGACATCATGACTATCGTGCGTGCCCAGTCAGGCACGTTGGCTATCCCCTTCCCAGCGTTCAGTCGTGCGGAACTGCGCGTGACGGTCGAGAACGCGATGCTGTCGGTCGGTGACTACCTCATACTGTGAGAATTTAAGATGCCCATCAAACTTGCCAACAACGCCTCGGGCACCCTTGCGACGGCTATCAGCGCATCCGACGTGGGTGCTGTGCTCACGGCTGGGGACGGTGCGGAATTCCCCACGCTGGGCACTGGTGACTACTTCTACGCCACGCTGACAAGCATTGGGGGCACGCAGGAGATTGTGAAAGCGACTGCCCGCGTAGGCGACACAGTGACTATCGCCCGCGCACAGGAGGGTACTACGGCGCAGTCGTTCGCCGCTGGTTCCCGGTTTGAGTCACGAGTAACTGCGCAATCGGTACTAGACACCGGGCGCTATTCCGAAACTGTATCGGTCAAAGACTACGGTGCTGTGGGCGACGGGGCTACGGACGACACCATTGCGTTTTCCTCGGCTTGCGCCGCAGCAGTCGGAGCAGTGAATTTTGTTTCGCATGGAATTTCTCGGGCGCTTTCCGCCACTGTGCGTGTACCAGCAGGAAATTATTTACTTTCAAATTTTGTCGATACTGCAAACAAAGATATTTTGTTTGAATTAGACAGCGGCGCAGCTATTATCAACCCCAATAACCTAAACGGAAGATTCGTCAGGAATGGGCGGGCTTATAGAGCACCCGTGCAGACAAGATTTGGAAGTGAAGATCAAGCAACTGGGTTTAGTGTCACTACGGGAAAAGGCGGAAACGAAGGCGCTGAAGTTGACGGATTTACAGGATACGCGCAAGTTTCTTTATACGCCGACCGTGATAGCGTTTCACTATTTACAGAGAATGTTGCCAGTGCCCCTTTGGCTACTCTTACTGGCGCAACCTTTACCAGTACCACAGTCGTACCGATTAGTGCGTTGACCGCTAATCAGATAAAACAACTTCGTGTTGGTATGTTTATAGATACTAACCACTCACCAAATAAATATACTGGATGGATTACTAGCTGGGCGGCTGATGGCACTTCGATCACTGTTGAAGGTTGGTATTTAGTTAATGGGACTCTTAATTTAGCTACAACGCCGTCTAGTCCTGCCACAGCGTATCTTAATCCCGTAACAAAAATTTGGGCGCTTAATGCAAATACAACTATCGCGGCGACTAGTCACGCAGAATCCTCTGCTTGTGCTGAGTTTGGTATCATCGACTTAAAAGCCCCGGCTACTGGCGTTAATACCGGAGTGCACTATACGTGGGGGGTCGATGTAGTTAATTTAGGTGCGTATAAAGCACAGGCGTTGTTTGTCGCTAGGGGCCAGTCGCCCGGAGCTTTTGCTGGCTACCGCGCAGATGCTGTTGACATAGGGCTTTTTGCTGCCAATGCCGATGGTGGCAAATTCCTTGCCGTGGGCAATACCGGCCCAGCGAATAATGTAACTATACGACTCAATGGTGAATACCGTATAAATAATAATAGTGGCGGTTCTATATTGGTACTCACGAGCGATGGTAATTTAGACTTGGGCAATGGAACAACTACTGCCACAAAATATATTGATTTTTCTTGTAGTGGGGTTACGTCTGACTATGATGTACGGATTCAGGCTAGTAGTGGGTCTGCATCTACAGGTCAAGGAGTACTCGAATTTTTCTCTGCGCGCACTACTACTTTAGGTGTTTCTAGGATCGGTGCCCCTGACGTAACAGATGCTATTCTAGAAATAGGTGCCGGGGCTACTGGAAATCGTTCTGCGTACATTGATTTTGTCGGCGATACGACATATACGGACTATGGATTAAGAATCCAGCGTGGCAACATTGGCGCTAATGCTCCGTCGAATGTACAACATCGGGGCACTGGTGATTTTAAGTTTACTGCGCAAGAAGCCGCTAGTATTGTTTTTGCGACTTCGAATGCCGAAGTAGCCCGACTGGATACATCTGGGCGTTTATTATTGGGAACAAATATAGACGCTGGTGGAGCGCTGTTACAAATAAATGGTAATCGAATTAGAGTCGGCGTTGCAAAAACTCCGTCCTCAGCGTCTGATACAGGAACTCTTGGTGAAATTTGTTGGGATAGTAACTATATATATGTATGTGTTGCGACCAACACATGGAAACGTACCGCTATTGCAAGTTGGCCCTAAGTAAACTACACCGATAAATTTATTATAGGAAGCTAAGTGTCTAATAATCGACGTTTCCCCCGCAGTCGTCAGTCTACGATTCCATACCCCGCGACGCTTGACCTGAGTTTTCTTGGGCGGGATACGCTCGACCCCCGCATCACCTTCACCCGCGCCAGCACGGGCAGCTACTACAACTCTGCTGGGGTGCTAAGTAGCGCAGCGGTCAATGAAGCCCGTCTGGACTACAACCCGTCCACCTTGGCCGCACAGGGGCTGCTGATTGAGGAAAGTAGGACTAATCTGCTGTTGCAAAGTGCTGACTTCACAACAACGTGGATTCCAGTAAG